GGTAACGCGCGACCCCGATTGATTTCTAGTGACAGATTTGAAATGATCGCTTTAATATAACACAGGCGGCAACCTATGAAACAACAGATCGAATACATCGAAACCGAAAAACTCGTTCCATATGCGCGGAACTCGCGCACTCACAGCGATGATCAAGTTCAACAAATTATGGGATCAATCAAGGAATTTGGATTCACCAACCCAATTCTCGTTGATGCCGATGGTTTAATCATTGCCGGCCACGGCAGAACGATGGCAGCGCAGCGCATGGGAATTAAAGAGGTTCCATGCTTGAGGCTCGGCCATTTAACTGATGCGCAGAAAAAGGCATATGTGATCGCCGACAATAAATTGGCACTCAACGCCGGTTGGGATGATGAGATGTTGAGGCTCGAATTGGCGGATTTGCAAGATGCCGATTTTGATCTTTCTTTGACCGGTTTTGATGATGATGAATTGAACGCACTTTTGGCGAAGGCGGTCGAGGAAGGATTGACCGATGAGGATGCGGTTCCAGAGGTTCCAGAAACGCCGGTGACGGTTGAGGGTGATATTTGGGTTTTGGGGCGGCATCGTTTGATGTGCGGAGATAGCACAAGCATCGAGCATTTGGAGCGACTTTGTGATGGTAAACTTGTCGATATGTGGCTAACAGACCCGCCATATAACGTGGCATATGAGGGCAAGACAAAAGATGCGCTTACTATCAAAAACGACAAGATGGATGACAATGGCTTTAGGCAATTTTTGACTGACTCATATATCGCGGCGAATGCAGTCATGAAGGCCGGAGCGGTTTTTTATATTTGGCATGCAGACACCGAGGGATATAATTTCAGAGGGGCCGCAAAAGATGCAGGATGGATTGTTCGACAATGCTTGATCTGGAAAAAACAAACAATGGTCATGGGGCGGCAAGATTATCACTGGAAGCACGAACCATGTCTCTACGGATGGAAGGATGGTGCGGGGCATCTATGGGCAGCAGATAGAAAGCAAACAACAATTCTCGAATTTGATCGCCCGAGTAAAAGCGCAGAGCATCCGACAATGAAGCCTGTCGAATTGTTTGAATATCAAATGCTCAACAATACAAAAGGAAGCGACATTGTTTTAGATAGTTTCTCTGGTTCTGGGACGACAGCGATCGCATGTGAAAAACATGGACGTCAGGCGATGTTGATGGAACTCGACCCGAAGTATTGCGATGTCATCATCAAGCGATGGCAAGATTTCACCGGCAAAAAGGCAATCCATGCGGAAACCCAAAAGCCATTTGACGAACTAAGCAATGGCACAAACTAAAAAACAAAGCCTATTTGAAAGCGTGGTCAATGTCTTGGTTGGGTTTTGGGTTGCGGTTTTGATCCAGGTTTTAGTGTTCCCGATTTTTGAGATCGAAGCAACGTTTGGCGAAAATCTTGCAATTTCTTTGATTTTTACTATAGTTTCAATATTGCGCGGTTATATATTGCGGAGGTTTTTCGTCTGGTATCACGGAGGCTAGGTTGGCGGCACCACAAACATTTCCCCTCGATACCATTTGCAAGTTGTTAGATTTAACGCCTCAAAGGGTGGCGCAACTTGTCAACATGGGGGTGATCCCCAAAAAGGAGCGAGGTCGATATGAACTTGTTCCGGTGGTTCGAGGGTATATTCACTATTTGCGCGAAAGAGCGGTAAAGGGTGACGTTTCAAATGGCGATGATTATTCCGCGCATCGTGCTAGACTGACAAAGGCAAAGGCAGACATGGCCGAGATGGAGCGGGAGCAAATGGCCAACCGACTCATTCCGGCGCATGATGTTGAAAAAGCCTGGTCGGATGTTGTTTCAAATATGAGGGCAAAAATGCTTGCCATTCCGACATCGGCGGCAGCAGATGCCCAATCCGCAAAGAATTTGGCCGAGGCAAAACAGGTATTAAAGGAAAGGGTCAATGATGCCCTCGCAGAACTCTCAAATATGCGCGTCGAAGTCATTACGCCTATTCGGTCATCCGAGTCTGATGACGATAACGACGAAGGCGCTCAGAACGGCAACGCCACCGCCTGATCTCACGGTTTCAGAGTGGGCGGATGAATTTAGACGATTGTCACCAGAAGCCTCGGCGGAGCCTGGGCGATGGGCAACCTCGAGGGCGGAATATCAGCGCGGGATGATGGATGCGATCAGCGATCCACTGGTGGAGCAAGTTGTTTTCATGACATCGGCGCAAATTGGAAAAACTGAAATCATCAACAACATTTGCGCCTATCATATTTCCCAAGATGCCGCGCCCATGTTGGTGGTTCAGCCAACCTTGGAGATGGCGAAATCTTGGTCGCAAGAACGGCTTTCGCCGATGATACGCGATACGGAAACATTGTCAGATTTGATTGCCGACCCTCGAACCCGCGACAGCGGAAATACAATGTTGCATAAACTATTTCCTGGCGGTCACATAAGCATCGCAGGGGCGAACTCACCGGCGGGCTTGGCATCAAGACCGATCCGAATTGTTTTGTGTGATGAGGTTGATCGTTATCCAGTGTCAGCGGGAACCGAGGGCGATCCGATCGAACTTGCGCGAAAACGCTCAACGACATTTTGGAACCGCAAAATCATCTTGGTTTCTACGCCGACCAACAAGGGCCACAGTCGGATTGAGGCGGCTTTCGAGGAAACGGATCAGCGCAAATATCATGTGCCTTGTCCGGATTGCGATGAATACCAGGTTTTGAGTTGGAAAAACGTTCACTGGCAAAAGGACGATCCGCAAAGCGCGGGTTATGTTTGCCCACATTGCGGATCGTTTTGGGATGATGCGATGCGCTATAACGCGGTCAAAAAGGGGAAATGGGTTGCCTCGGCACCGTTCAAAGGGATCGCCGGTTTTCATTTAAGCGGATTATATTCACCCTGGACATCATTATCGCAAGCGGTGGCCGATTTTTTATCTGCGAAAAAAGAGCCGATGCGATTGAAAACCTGGATCAACACTTATCTCGGCGAAACCTGGGAAGAAGAAGGTGATGGTGTTGAGGATGAACAAATCCTTGGTCGTGATAGTTTTGAAAAAGCAGAAACACCAGAGGGCGTTGTTCTAATTACCGCCGGCATCGACACTCAGGATGACCGGCTCGAGGTTGAAATCGTTGGATGGGGTCGAGATCAAGAATCCTGGTCGTTAGATTATCGGGTCATTTATGGCGATCCATCATCGCCTCAAGTTTGGGGTCAACTCGACGCGGTGTTGTCGGAAACATGGGATCACCCTCGAGGGATCGAGATGCCGATCCGGTGCGCGTGTATCGACTCGGGTGGCCATCACACAAACGCGGTTTATACTTTCGTTAAGCCTCGAGAGGGGCGGCGAGTGTTCGCAATCAAGGGCGTTGGCGGCGAAGGGAAACCGCAAGTCGGAAAACCCTCGAAAAACAATCGACAATCTGTTAGACTGTTCCCAATCGGCGTTGATGGAATAAAGGAATTGGTTTATTCAAGGTTGAAAATCAGAGAACCAGGACCAGGGTTTTGTCATTTTCCCGAGGGTCGAGGTGATGAATATTTTGCGCAACTCACGGCGGAAAAGATGGTCACTCGGTTCAGAAAAGGTTATAAGAGGCGGGAATGGGTGCAAACCCGACCTCGAAATGAGGCTCTTGATTGCCGCGTTTATGCGATCGCAGCGTTGGGAATTATGAACCTCAATTTGAATAGTTTGGCAAATCGTTTTGCAAAGGCGGCAGAACAAAACGAGGAACCAGAGGAAGCGGTTGCGGTCGAACCGGTTGCGGCATCGACACGGCCATCACAAAGACCAATGCGGCGACCAGGCGGCGGTTTCGTGAACTCTTGGAGATAAAGATCGATGGCGAATTTATTTGATGCCGCAAATGCACCGACAACGGAACCTGTCGAAATCGTTGTCGGTGATTTCATTCAATGGAAGCGAACGGACATTGGCGCGGATTATCCAAACGATGCGTACACCGCGACATATGTGGCCAGGATCACCGGCGGCGGTGCGAGTGAAATCACAATAACCGGCACCGCGTCCGGCAATGATTATTTATTCACGGTCGATTCCGCAACATCGGCGGGTTTCACGGCGGGATATTATCATTGGCAACTTGAGATTGTTCGGAACTCGGATTCGGAGCGTTTGGTTCTCGAGCGCGGAACGTTCGAGGCAATCGTTGACCTCGATGTCAACAACGTTGATCCGCGAACTCATGCGGAAATCATGGTCGATAAGATCGAGGCGGTTTTGCAAAATCGAGCCGATGCCGATGTTTCGAATTATTCGATTAATGGTCGTTCCCTAGTTAAACTCTCAATCGATGATCTTTTAAAGTGGCGCGATTATTATCGAAACGAGTTGGCAATGGAAAAAAGAAAAGAGCGAGTGCGACGAGGGAAATCGACCGGCGCAACGATCAAGGCGAGGTTTTAAGAAATGGGCGTTTTTGATTTTTTAAAAAGGAACACCAAACCAACGAAACGCCGCTCATATAAAGCCGCGCAAGGCGGTCGTTTGTTTTCGGATTTCATCGCCTCGAGTCGATCGGCGGATTCCGAGATCAAAGCGGCATTGCAGCAAATCCGATACCGGTGCCGCGATCTTTCCAGAAATGATGAATATGCGCGGCGGTTTTTGCAGCTAATCCGAACCAACGTTGTTGGTGAAAAAGGGATTTCGTTGCAAGTAAAAGCGAAAAACGCGGATGGCACGTTTGATGCGCCAGGCAATGCGATCATTGAGAACGCATTCAAAGCCTGGTCGCGCAAGGGGAATTGCACGGTTGATGGCCGGTATTCCTGGAAAGATGCGCAGCGTTTCGCGGCCGAAGCGTTGGCGCGTGATGGTGAATTGTTGGTTCGCTTGGTTAATTATCCGCAAAATGATTTCGGATTTGCGATCGAGTTCCTCGAGGTTGATTTGTTGGATGAGAACCACAACGAAACCTTGGCAAATGGGAATAAGATTCGAATGGGTGTTGAGATCGATCGATTCCACAAACCGGTTGCTTATCACCTATTGACCGCGCATCCTGGCGATAATGAATATACCTCGAGCCTGGCAACGCGGAGAACGCGCATCACGGCCGACAAGATTTTGCATATATTCTTGCCGGAAAGGGCGCAACAAACGCGCGGTGTTCCTTGGATGGCGGCAGCGGTTTCGCCGCTCAAACAGTTGAACGGAATGCGTGAGGCGGTTTTAGTC